ACCTGGTGCGCAAGACGCGTCAGGGAGTTATAAGTGTCTGGCCAATTGGGGAACTGGCTATATTTGACACAAACGATTGGAGACAGCCAGCGAATGAACTCGCTGTTGTTTTGGCAAAAGCTGATAGCACAGAGACACAGATACCTGCGGGTATAGAGGTCGAAGTGGAAGGCAACGCCGCAAAGTTAAATTCAACCCTATCAACTAATCCAACAGGAGAACTAAATATCATGGACGAAAACGAAGAGATCGCAGTCGAGACCCCTGAAGTCGTACAGGCTCCAGAGATCGACATCAAGGCTCTGGTAGCAGAGCAAGTAAAAGCCGAGTTGGAGGCAATGCGCCCCATGCCGGTCGGTCGATTGACACAGGCTCCAGCGGTCATCAAATCGCTTGGTGATCCTGATCCCAAGAAAGCATTTCTTGAGTACCTGCGCACTGGCGCTAAGATGAAGGGGCTGGTCTCCAGCAACCTGAAATCAAATGCCGCAGCCCTCCAGGAAGGAACCACAACCGAAGGCGGGTTCCTGGTTCCCAACCAGCTCATGCCGGGTATCGTTGAAAAACGTGATGAGATCAGCATCCTGCGCAAAGCCGGCGCAACCGTCAAACAAACCTCGCGTGACGTGGCGGACTTCGTGTCTGAAAACGGCAGCATGGTCGAGTTCGTGATCACCGCTGAAGAAGGCTCTGTTGACGAAGACGAACCGACTTTCGCCAATCCCTCCGCAACCATCTATAACATGACCAAACTCGTCAAGGTTTCCACTCAATTGCTCGAGGACACCGACGAGGATCTGGAAGCCACCATCTATGGGATGTTCGGTCGGGCATGGGGTCTCACAGAAAATAAGTATTTCTGCGCAGGCACCGGCTCAGGTCAACCCCAGGGTATTGTCTATGGCGGCACAGCCGGATTGACACTCGACAGCGCTGCATACGTCCACGCCGCAGAAGTTCCTGAGCTGTACTACAAGCTCGGATCACAATACATGGACGGCGCAGGCTGGGTCATGAAAAACGCAACCCTCGGTCTCATTCAAGGGTTGGTTGGCGATAACTTCCAATTCGTGCCAACCCCCGCCGGATCAATGCAGCCGATGTTGTGGAGTAAGCCGGTCTGGGTCTCAGATGCCATGCCAGCCGCAACAGCCGGGCTGAAAGCAATTGCCTTCGGTAACTATGCCTATTATGGCTGGGCAGAGCGCAAGGTCATGTCCGTGCAACGCCTGAATGAATTGTACGCAGGCACCGGACAGGTCGGTTTCCTCGCCACCGTCCGCGCTGGTGGAGTTGTTCTCCAGGCCGAAGCGATTCAGTACGGGACTATGGCAGCGTCATAAGGTGATGCCATGAAAATCGAAAGACTAACCGACTATATCAAGCCCGTAAAAAGTGTGGCAGCCCTCGTGCCGTCCAGCACAGCCATCACCGCAACCGCGGTGGATGCGTCTGGCGGGTTCGACCGGGTTTGCCACATCATTCAGCTGGGAGCCTTCGGGGCAACCAGCACATTCGACGCCGAGGTGCTGGAAAGCGCCGAGACTGGTGGAACCTACACCAAGATCACCGGGGCAGATATGACCGCCCTTGTTTCAACTGGTGCTGGAAAGACCGTCATCATCGACGTGCCTGTCAATTCGGCAAAGCCGTTCCAGAAGTTGCGCGGCACAGCCGGAGTATCAACCGTTGGTCTGGCTGCCATAGCCCTGATGTACAACGGCTCACGCATCCTCCCAACCGACGACGCTTCAACCGTTGCGGAGAATGTTTTTGTAGCATAAATTAGCGTTTCTCACGCGCTAACTTATAAAACCCCGGAGGTGGCCCTCCCCCATCTCCGGGGCATAAGGAAAAAATAAAATGGCAACTGTAAAGATACTTGTACCCTTTATTGGAAACACAGCAGGAAAATCCATCGTTTACGAAGCCGGGCAGATCGTTGAAGTGTCCGACGGCGACGCAGATAACTTCGTGCGTGGTAAATATGCGCAGTACGTCAAGGCAGCCGCGCCGGAAGTGGACGCCGTGAAGATCACCAACAAGCCAAAGGCGCTGAATAGCAAGTCCATCAAAGGCAAATAATGACCCTACCAGAGAACGCCTATTGTACGCTGGCAGAGATAAGGCAACGCCTGTCATTGACGGCGGTTGATACTGCCGGCGATACGATGCTCAAGACGATCATCACATCCGTCTCAAGATGGATTGATGATTTCACCTGGCGCAGGTTTTACGCCGCCACAGAAACCCGCTACTATGAAGCCGATGAGAGCGACCAGATATTCATTGACGACATCCTCTCGGTATCAACCCTCAAGACAGACGACAATGCCGATAGAACCTATGAAACCACCTGGGCGACGACCGACTATGACCTGCTGCCTGTAAATGCCGCGCTGGATGGCGTTCCTTATACGATGATAAGCATCACTCCCAACGGCTCGTACGGCTTCCCCAAAGGTGTCTCAAAAGGTGTCCAGCTTGTCGGCTCATTCGGCTATTGTGCTACCACCTCATCCGGCAAAGCGACCATTATCAAAGAGGCCTGCCTGCTGCAATCAGAGCGTATTTACAAGCGCAAAGATTCGCCGATGGGCGTGGCGGGCGTGAGTGCGCTGGGTGTGCAAACCTTGAAAGTACCAGGGCTTGACCCTGACGTGCAGATGATGCTTGACCCGTTCAGGCGGTTGGTATGACCCTGCAAGCTGCCATAGCCGCGACACAGGTTATTGTGGCGGCTGTTACGGGTATCAAGCAAGCCCCCGCATACGCACCCGAACAGATCAGCGAGTTCCCAATTTCGATTGCTTATGCTGGGCAGGGCAGGGTGGAGTTTGGACCAGGCGGGGGCATGAAGGCATTACGTTCCATCGTGATCGAAATCCATGTCTCCCGGTTGGACCTTCCCCGTGATCTACAGCAGGTCATGGGCTATGCTGATAGTGTGCCGTCTGCATTGCTTGCAGACCCCACGTTGGGAGGAACGTGCAGCACATTCGAGAGCATTGATTATGACTTCGGCCCGCTTGGGTATGGTAGTATGGAGACCATCGGATTTAGATTCATCATCCAGAACGTAAAAATATTGAGTTGAGGAGGAGAGAGTTGAAACAAAAGGAGATCGAGCGCACGTTACAGACATTGCCGATAGCCGCCTGGAAATACCCGCGCGTGTTGTTGGGTATCCCCAAAGAGCGGACATTATCACATGCCGACAAGGTGTTTGCCCCATTCATGCAGATCGCCGCTCAAGGCGTGACAATCATGGAGCATCCTTACGGGCGCATTGATATAGTCCGCAACCACATGGCTATGACCTTGTTGGATAGCGAGTACACCCACCTGTTGATGCTGGACAGCGACCACATCCACCCGCCAGATATTGTGCAAAGATTGGCGCGCTGGGTTATGCTCAGGGATGATGTCCAGATCGTTGGCGGGCTGAATTTTCGAAGATCCGCACCACACGAACCCTGTGCTTTTTTCCTGGACGAAAACAACGGGGTATCTACTATTGGCAATTGGAGTGACGGAATTATCAAGGTGGACGCTTTGGGTACAGGTTCGATGCTTATCGCCCGTGAAGTTTTTGAGACCATGAAGCCGCCATGGTTTTTCAATATCTACGACGAGAATTATTGGTCGGATGTTTTCCCGGGTGAAGACATCGGCTTCGCTCTGGAGTGTAAGAAACACGGTATCAATCAATGGGTGGATACCACAACCACCAGCCCGCACGTGACTGACGGGATAATAACCGAGGCGTCATTCAGACGTTACCTTGCCACACATCCGGGCGCGTATAAGACGGTTGAGACCAACGAGATGGGCGTTGGGGAGGACGGCAAAGATGCGTAGCTTCTCCAATCTCCACGAGGGAGAGACTTGTATTATTGTAGGGAATGGACCTAGTCTTAAAGATGTTCCAGTATCTTTTTTGAAGAAGTTTAAGACTTTCGGAACCAACCGGATTTACCTGCTGGAGAATTTCACCCCGACTTATTACGCGGCGGTCAATCCATTGGTAGTCGATCAATGCCGGCATGAGATAAACGAGCTGCATTGTATCAAATTCATCACATCGACGATGGCGCAATTTATCTATGGAAGTTATTCGATCGTTTCCAGCGGGATGCAACGATTTTGTTACGAGCCGTTCCGCGAGCTTTACGAGGGTTTTACAGTAACTTTTGTTGCCATGCAGCTGGCTTATTTTATGGGCTTTTCAACCGTGCTGCTTGTGGGCGTGGATCATCGCTTTAAGTTTGACGGCGCGCCGAACATGCGCCAGTTCATGCAGTCTGATGACCCCAACCATTTCAGTCCTGAGTATTTCAAGGATAAATTTTGGCACACCCCCGACCTTGAACGGTCAAACGAAGCCTATCTTATGGCTGAGGATGCGTTTCGAGCGGACAGCAGGATCATAATCAACTTAACCACCAACAGTGGGACTTCGGTCTTCGAGCGGCAGGAGCTGAGATCATGGTTATAGACTATCTGGAAGCTGCTGAGGTTTACAAGCAATTGAGACACATGCCCGTTGCAAAAATGATTGAATCTACAATCCATCAGCGTATCTGGGGCAGGATCGCATCCGAACAGGACAACGCGGCTATCATGGCTTGTTTTGCAGCCATTGAAGGTGACCATCTTGAGATCGGCACGCTTCACGGTGGCACGGCTATTCTGGTTGCGCTGATAAAAAAAGAGCTTAAGCTGGACGGCAAGGTGGTTTGTATCGACCCGCTGGACGGTTATTATGCGGGTACAAAATTCCACAACGATACCGACCCAATAACCAGCGTGCCGATCTCTGCTGATGTCCTGTATGATAATATCAGTAGATTTGACCTGCTGGATAGGATCGAGATCGTTCAAAAGAAATCAGATCCATTCCCGCTCAAGGGCAGACGCTTCGCAAGCGCGTATATTGACGGGGATCACTGGGGCAACGTGCCAACAGTGGACTGGCAGAACGTCAACCGGATCACAGACCGCTATGTCGTTTTCGATAACTGCGACAAAGAACATCCCTCCGTGTTGGACGCGTGCTTAAGTGCAGCCTTCACCTCGGAATGGACAACAGCCTATAAGCAGGGTATCACCTGCGTATTCGAGAGGTTTTAATATGATTAAGGTATCAGCAATTGTAAGTGCCTATTTCGCAGCCGAATATCTGGCAGGCAGGCTGGACAATCTTTTCACGCAGGAGCCGAAGCCAGAGATCGTGGTCGTCTGCCAACGTGATTCAGCAGAGCATAAGATCATTCAGGACTACGCGCTGGACGTGGTGCTGGTTCTGACGGATGACATCCCCACGATTTACAAAGCATGGAACATGGGCATTGAGGCTTCGTCTGGTGAGTATTTAACAAATTCAAATTGCGACGATAGGTTATTCCCCGGCGCATTAGCAAAGATGGCAGCCATTCTGGACGGCAAGCCAAACTATGCGCTGGTTTATGGCAATCAGGACATCGTAGCAGAGATTGGAGGTGATCCTACTGGCAAGTTTGAATGGGCTGAGGGCGGGATTGAACAGCTGCTCAAGGGTTGCTTCTGCGGCCCAATGCCCATGTGGCGCAAGTCTCTACACGCCAAGTATGGGTATTTCGACCCTGAAATGCAGGTCGCTGGTGATTACGAGTTTTGGCTTCGTATCACAAAAGCAGGCGAAAGGTTGTATCATATAAAAGAGACCGTCGGAGCTTATCTGAATATCCGCACATCAGCCGAAAAACGGCAACGAAACTTGACCTCCTGGGAAACCGCACGGGCAAGGGCAAGATATAGAAAAGGAATTGGCATATGGCAATGAAATATATAATCAATTCGGGTTCGCTGCCAGGCTTACCGGCGCGTGACCTGACGGATGATGAGGTTCTAAAGTTCGGCAGGTTGTTCCTGCTGAGATCAGGTTTATACCAGGATGAAAAGGAAAAGCCTGTCAAGAAAGTAATCGAGAAAATCGAGAAGGAGATCAATTATGACACAAGGAATTAAAGTCTTGAGACGCATCCAGCTTGGCCGGGAAGCAACCGCCGGAACCGCGGTAGTTTCGACCACCATCTGGCGCGGCATGGGAACCATTGAAGACCAACGCGAGACCGTTTTCCCATCCGAGAACGTCGGTTATCTGTCCGGACTAAGCCGCACATATCAGCCCAAACTTGGCGCGGTAATATCAATGGATGCAATTGAAGCCACCTACGAACAGATATGCCATGTTCTCGAGGCTGGCGTAAAGCTGGTCCAAACGGGCGCGGCTGATGGTTCGGGCAGCGGCAAGATTTACACCTATACGCTGCCAGTGACCGCCGCCAACACGACCCGGACATACACCATCGAAGGTGGCGATAATATCGCGGCTGAAGAGATGGAATATGCCTTCGTGTCAGAGTTCGGTCTGGACGGGGAAGCTGGCAAGGCACTGATGATCTCATCGACATGGAATGGCAGGCAGGTATCAACATCCACCTTCACCGGCTCGGTTGCCTTGCCGACCGTAGAGGAAATCCTGTTCTCCAAATGCGTCCTGTACGCGGACAGCGTAGGTGGAACGATCGGAGCCACCACACAATCCAACACATTGCTCAAGGCGTCGTTGAAGATCACCACTGGTTTGATCCCGGTCTATACTGCCTCCGGGCAACTTTATTTCAGCTTCACAAAGCAAGCTGGGCCGGAAGTCACATTATCTTTGACCTACGAACACGACGCTACCAGTGTAGCGGAAAAGGCTTTTTACGTGGCAGGCACAGCGCGCCAGATACGCCTAAAGTTCCCAGGATCAACCCTGACCACCGCCGGGACATCCTTTTCAACCAAGATTTTGCAGATCGACCTGGCTGGCAAATGGGAGAGCTTCTCCAAACTGGACGAACAGGACGGCAATGACATTCTTACCGGCGTATTCCGGGCGCGTTATGACTCAACAGCAGCCCTCTTTGCCTCACTGAAAGTATGCAATCTGCTCACATCGTTACCCTGATGAAAATAATCTTTCCGAAGGTCGTACGACCGTTACCATTGTCAGAATATATGGCGGAACTCACACCTGTCATGCAGGTGTGGGTCAACCCGCCGCGTGCTTTCCTGGACAGCTTCGGCGAAATCTCAGAGATCATCAAACTTAAAAAAGGCGAGAAGATAGTCCCGGTTGAAAGGCTCACAGAATATAAAGGTCGGGTCTATGCCTGGGTGTCTGAGTTATTATCCCAGGGCGAACCTGATAGCAAGATAAGCCCGGATGAATTGCAGCTTATGGTGGATGAAACCACATCGACCGATCCGCAGTTCTGGGGCTGGCTGCAAGCGCGTATTATCGCAATGATCAAGGATCACCGGACGACAATAAAAAACGCCTGAGCGCCGCGAGTACTCGGCTTGCGGCGGGGATAGGCACGGAAGACGAATACATGGTCAAGATCATCAAGGCGAATAACATCTATCTTACTTGCGGCGTTCCTGTCTTGCCGTGGGAGGTGGATAAATGGCCGGATGACTGGCTGGATGCTATAACTGAGTTTGCATACGAGCTGCCAGAGAAACAGAGGAAGAAACTGAATGGCTAATATCATTGAGATCGTCACCCGTGAAATCGTAGAGGGGAAAGGGAATATAGCAGGCATTGGCAAAGAGCTGGATACCGTCCAGGACAAAGCCAATGACGTCAATTCCGGGCAAAGGGATTTAGCAGCTACGTTCAAGGGTTCGTGGACTGAAATATCATCCATGCTCAATGTCGGCGCGCAAGCCATCGAATTGGTTGGTGAGGCATACTCTAAGACAATCGGGGTTTTTGTCGACTACGCTGAGCAGGTGCGTAACATATCCCAGGTAACGGGCGAGAGCGCTGAAGAGGTCTCACGGCTATTGCAGGTCACAGATGATTATAAGATCGACGCTGAGAAACTGACGCAGGTCATGAAGAAAATGGCGCGGGAAGGGTTTGCCTTCACAACCGACGCACTGGCGGATTTATCTGACGAATACCTGAAAATACAAGACCCGGTCGAGCGTACCAATTTCTTGTTCGATACCTTCGGGCGCGAGGGAGAAGCCTTTGCCGAGGTCATGCTACAGGGCGGGGCTGCCATACGCGACCAGAGCGCGGCAATCGCTGATGGTTTAATATTGACACAACAGGCAATAGATGACGCCCGCGAGTATGAAAGAGCTATGGATGCCCTGAAAGAAACTACTGAGGCATTGGCAATATCTATAGGCGGAGAACTAATCCCGGCTGTTACTTTTTATGCAACTTTGCTGGAAACAATTATTACAGACACTAAAAATGTAACTTCGGCTACAGATTTATTGGGGATATTTTTTGACAAGCTCGGCGACTTAGGTTGGGGGAATATACCGCAAACAAACGAACAGTTGGAAAGAATGACCGATAATCTCAACGAAGAAGCTGATGCTGCTAGAAACGCCGCCACGGCGACTGGAGATTTTGGAAAGATCGCTTCCACAACCGTGACTGGCGCACAGATGTTGGACACGCAAAACAAAAAACTTGCCGATTCAATCACGGCTATGAAAGACGCTGAGGTTGCATACGTCGATTATAAAAATGCCAATCCGTTGGATACTGCCGGTATTCAGGCGATGCGCGATAAGTGGGTTGGGCTGGCCGGAAATGTGAAAGACGTGCAGGATGCAAATGACCTGCAAACTAAGGCGTGGCTGGCAAATATCCTGCTGCAGCAGTTGTCTTTAGGTCCGGAAGGGTTATCTGGTGCGGAGATGGCTTTCTATCTTCAATACATGGAAGATAGCGGACTGATGACCGAGGAAAGCCGGATCAAGACCGAGGCAATGTACAACGACATGGTAACAATGGCGGGCGGGTTCAGCGAGGCAGCAGAACAAGCAGAAAATATATCAAAGGGTCTGGCTAAAATTCCAAAAGAAGTAACCAGCAATGTCACCATAACAGAAACGACCATCCGCAAAGTGATAGATTATTCCGGCGGGCAATCAAACAGGCGCGCTACAGGCGGCGGAATCAATGCCGGTTCGATGTTGTTTGATGGAGCCTTCGCTGACGGCGGCGGGTTCGGTGGAAATTATCTCTGGAACGAGAGCGCACAATCGCGCCCGGAGGTGTTCGTGGGCGGCGGCGGTTATGTCCTT